TCCGCTCCTTCGCGTGCTCGATGTAGCCGACGAGCAGTTGGCGCGGTGTTTTATCTCCAGGCCAATCGGGTTTTTTCGGGCACTCGACGAGATAATCCACGAATCTCAGTTCATCGGGCGTGTTCCATTTTTCGTTTGATTGTTTTTCTACCGTCATCTTGCAACTCCTCCGTAAAGTTCGGTATCCACCGGATCAAGGCAGTTTGACAAAAGCGCCCAGCACCTCGGGCATTTCCCGTAGTAGTTGATGCTCTTGCTGTACTGCCCGCACCGGGCGCATGTGCCAGGGTGGTTCTCGTATTTGCCGTTTGTGTCGAAATAAACATCTGCCATTTTCAATTTCTCCTTTCGTATTTGCCTTCAATCACTTTTGCGAAATTCTGTGGCCGAACAAGCCATTCCAGATCAGCCTCAAACGGCGGTGATCCATTCCGGTTTTGAACCTTCCCCATGAGGAACGGACATTTTTTGACGTAGCCGAAGTAGCGTTTCCACCAGTCCAGGTTTTGACGTTCCGGATCTTCTTTCCAGCGAGCCGCGAGGATCTTTTGACGGGTAGCGTTCCACACCCGAACTTTTCGGAGTTCCGGGAGAACGTCGTGGTAGAGTTCTTTGATTTTCTCATGAGGGCATGGTGGTGTTTTTGGTTTTGTGTTTTCTTCGAGGATTATATTCTCGTCAAGGGCTGTTTCTTGACGAATATAATTATCTACTATAATTTCCTTTCCTTTACTTTGCGGATTTGTGTCGTCAGTATTCCCATTGAGCGGGGTTTCGGCTGACATTAACTCCGTTAAAGGTGCCGGTTTGGTGGGTAAATCGACTTTTCTGCGTACATAAACGTCAGATATGGAATCGACAAATGATTGCATCCATATCCGTTTTTCAGACCACAAAATGTTGTCAATAACCTGCATGGACGCAAGTTTATCGAGAATATCAACTACAGTATCCTCATCCACTCGGATTACTGCAATCATATACTCCCAGCCCTCTGGATTACTGCAATCGTAGCAGTGGCCGCGAGTCTTTCCAAGCAGCTCCATAAGGCGATAAAATGCAGCGTATCCGTCATTCCCCCACCTGTCTTCAAGGATAAATAAAACCTTTCCATGTTCGCAGAAGTGTGGGAAGTAGTCGACTTCTTGCTTTTTAGGGCGTGCCATATCGAACCTCAATAAAAAACCCTGGTGGAAGCGTAGTCGCGAAGGGAAACACAAGAATCCCTGATCCCGAGAGATCACTACGCCCCCACCAGGGCCGTTTATTGCAGTATGTCTCTTGTGTTTTCATCGCACGATCATAATCATATATTCTCTATGATTTGTCAATATCAAACACCCTCTAATTGCCTGCGATATTTATGCACCAGCCTTCGCCCGAGAACCGCTTGCTTCGGCGTCAACTCGATTGCCCCGGCCAATGAATGGCCGATATTAGCGTCAATCCGTGAAAACCCCACGCCATCCAACTCACGGGCACCGTCGCACATGGACGCTAGGTATTTCAATTTTGCGTGGATGTCCTCAATTTCCATCCCGGTGATTTCTTCAGCCTCTTTTTCGATCTGGTCGCGCCGGGTGTTTTTAGTCGCGCTGTCGATAACCGAAATCATCGTTCCCCAGGATTTGTCGATCTGGATATCTTTGTCGAGCGCGGTATCAATCACGTTTTGCTTCTCAACAATCGTTTCAGCTATTTTGGAATCGAGCGAGCCTTCCAAAACCAAATGCTGTACCAACACGGAATCCGTTTGTCCTATCCGGTGGCATCGGTCCTCAGCCTGGCTCATATTGCCCGGCACCCAGTCCAGTTCTGCGAAAATCACATGAGATGCAGCAGTCAGCGTGATTCCAACCCCTGCCGCACCGATGGTGCCGATGAAAACCTTTACGGATTCATCGTTCTGGAACCGGTCAACTGATTCCTGTCTTGTTTTCATGTCCATGTCGCCGGTGAGTAATACCGCACTTATCCCTGCATCATCCAAACACTTCTTAACTTCGGCGATCACATCTTTGTGGTGAGCAAATAAAACCACCTTGCCGGACTGATCCATGGATTCAATGACGTGTTCTGCAACATACGGGACTTTTGCAAGAGCCGTATCATGCCGAAGCTTTGACATTTCGGTAAACGCGACTTGCATCGCCTCCTTGAGTTCCGATACGGCTTTTTCATAATCCTCAACATCCTCAGAGGCCTTTGAAAGCTCCACGGCTTCTTGCAGGGATTCGATGATTTCCTGCTGTCTCATCCATGCTCGGGTTTCATTGTCGATGACTTTAACGACGCCATTCGCCGGCAGCTCGATTATCTGTCTACGCTTGGCCGGCAGTTCGGTAAGCACGTCCTTTTTCAGGCGGCGTACCATCAGTTGTGTCCTGAGTTTTTCTTGCAATTCAGACAGGTTTGTTGCGCCAGTGACATCCCATCCCCACCGGGTTTGGTGTCCGTTGCAATACCGCTCGACGTATTTTTTCCAGTTGTGCCACTCAGGAGTTCCGGTTGATTTCAAAATTGGGTAGAGTTCGATGGGTCGGTTCACAATGGGTGTTCCGGTGAGGTACACTTTCCGATCTGCGGGGATCGGTTTGATTTCCTTCTGAGGGTCTTTGTTCCACTTGCCCAGGACTTCACCCGTTCGCTGGGCTTTCGGGTTCTTGAGATAGTGACATTCATCCACAATCACGATATCCCATATTTTCTTTCGCAGTGTCGCTCTATATTTCTTCAGAATATCGTAATTCACGATCACAACATCAGCATCAGGAAACGAACCGTTGACGATTTCAACGGACATCGGCCTAGTGATCCACTTTTCAAGCTCCCGTTTCCAGTTGAGTTTGAGGCTCGCCGGGCAGATAACCAGGGCAGTTTTGATTTCGGGCTTAGCGTTAATAATACCAATGGCTTGTATGGTTTTCCCGAGCCCCATTTCATCGCCGATTAAAACCGTGGACTTGTCCAGGGCATACGATATGCCAGCCTTCTGGAAAGGTAGGTATGCCAGATTTTCAGGGGCGGGGATCTCAATGTCTGCCGTGGTTGCTCGGGATTTTTCCAGAGCCTCTTTGCGGGCCTCCAAGATCCCGTTCACTTTTTTCTTTACTTCGTCTGTGCAGTATTCGGTGAGCTTCAGGACTTTATCAGGGTCGTCAGTCCACCACACTTTTTGAGCCGGATTCCATCGGAACCCCGCCTGCTTCGGTATCGCCCGTTCCTCGAATGTCGAACGGGCGACAAATGACTTTTCGCCGAGTAGTTCGATTTTCATTTTGTCTCTCCTTGTCCCAATACGGTGATTTACACCGAGGGCATATTCGGACATCCGTTTTCCGCGGAACCCATATATGCCCGCATCGCTTGCAACTCAATTTTTGTATCTCTATTTTCATGGCTTATACCTATCACCTAAAAGTAAGGTTGTCAAGTGTTTTTTTTACACAAACCCCCGATTATTTTTCATGTCCAATTTTTCCGCTTCCAATACGGCCTTTGCCCGCTCCCTGTCTGCATCCGTGATCGTCTGGGTTGCTCCATCGAAATCGAAAAATACTGTCTTCCCGGCCCCGGCTCCATCCCGGTCTTTCAGCCCTTGCACTTGCATTATCCGGCTGTCCCTTCGGCTTCGATGTAGCCCGATCACTGTATCAGCATCCTGCTCCCATGCACCTGATGAACGCATGTCTTCAAGCTTTGGTCGGCGGTCGTGTTCCGGCCTGGACTCTGAAGCTCTGGAAAGCTGAGATAAAACGATGAACGGCACGTTGACGGACTTTGCCAATGCCGATATTTCCCCGCTGATGTACTCGTAAAGGGAATTTGTAGAGTTGAATTTCTTTCGGCTGGTCGTCTTTTGTATGTGGTCAATTATTACACAGCTAACTGACATCTGTGTAGCAATGCTTTCAGTTGCAGCGATAAGCCGTTCAATTTCCCGGTATTTTGGATGATCGACGATTATCATATTGGCTTTGGAAACGCTCTTCGCCGCACGGTCTAGTCGCTCATCGTCCTCGTGGTAGATATTCCCTGATTTGAGCCGGGATAAATGGATCTCTGATTCCGTGGAAAGCAGTCGGCGGGTAAGGGCCATATAGGTCATTTCGAGACTGAAAAATAAGACGGTTCCTGCTTCCCTTTGCGCGATGTTCCGGGCGATGGTAAGGGCGAAAGCGGTTTTACCGATTGAAGGTCTGGCGATGATATAATTCGTTGTTCCCCGTTCGTAGCCGCCTAGAATTTCGTCCAGGTTATTGAGACCGGTTTTGATCTCGGTAACACCAGGGAGTTTATTGATCCGTGCATCGATGTCCTTTAGGGTGTCGTCAACTACCCGTTTCATATCCAGGTAGCCGGTTTCAAGTTCGGCCTCGATATCTCGGATCGACATTTTTGCTTCTGAGGCAATAGCGTCCGGGTCGGCATCGTTTGCACGAGATATGTCCGTGAGCCTTTGCCCTAAATTCAGCCATTGCCGAAGCAAAGAAAATCGCTTGACGATCTTCGCGCTTGCCTCCCATCCTGCTGCTGTTGAAGCCGAATTGATTATTTCGGCCAGATACGCGTTCCCGCCGATTTTGTCGAGTTCGCCTTTGCGGGTGAGCGTGTCGCTGAGTTGTACGAGATCCGTTGCGCCGGCGCACAGTGCCTCGAATATGCGGATATGAGGTTCCCGGTAGAAGTCCATTGAGGAAATAATATTTTTCAGCCCTGGCAGGATCTCGGGACGAATGAGGGTTGAGGCAAGGATGTGCCTCTCTGCATCGATGTTATGAGGTGGTCCGCTGTTCATCGCGTAGCTCCCTGAGCCTGTGTTCTATTTTGTCGAGCTGAGCCATGAGGCGTAGTGCTTCAGTTGCAAGGATTTTCGTTCTTGCTCTTCGGGTGTCATATCACCTCCACAGATCTTCATACCGGACATCGCCGCCGGTCCACTCCACGATTTTCTTTCCGAGAGAGATTCCAGGCTGGTGCCTGCCTGATATGATTTCGTAGATCCATGCAGACGTGCAGCCGAGTTGCCTAGCTGCTTCCTTTGGGTTAATGCCGTTGAATTTGAGGTATGTTTCTAGTTTCATGGTGGTAAGCCTATACTGATT